CCCGTGTTGCTAAAGAGTTGGCGGTCACAATGGCGTTCGCTAGCCTTGTGCAGTATTCACGGCACTACGTTGATGCACGGGATCAAAGAGCCCTAGGAAATCGAGTGGCTGCCCGCAAACTTGAAAAGGAGTTCTTGGGCGTTAGCGGGTATGTCCGCGGAGGACTGTCTGGCCCAAGTGAGTTCTTCCTGCCTATGATGGCTGTTGATGCTACCTGGACGTCTGCTGTGGACGATGATCCGATCTTCTCAGCGTACCGGTACAGCGGACTCAACTGGTACGGCTTCCCTGCTCAAAGTTTCATCTCAAAGGGGTTGTCGGTCGCGGAAGACGTCTACGGCGCTGCTGTTGCCAAGCCTCTTGGCATCGGCGCAAAGGAGCGAGACATCACCTCAAGTACAATTCACAAGATGCGTCTGATGATCCCTTTCCAAAACTTTTGGGGGTTGAAGCAGTTCTTTAACCTGTCAGAACAAGCGATTAAACGTCAATATCGCCTACGAGACAAGCAACCCCGTAGATCCTCGGGAGACTGAATCTAAGGAGCCTTAAACCATGCCAAACAGTTACGTCCTACATACAGCCAACGGGAGCCAAACGGTTTTCTCGTTTGCAGCAATCGATGACTACTTGAGTCCCGCTTACTTGAAGGTGTACGTCAACGACGTCCTTCAGACTTCAGGTGTAACGCTTAACGTCTCTACAGAGAACGCTACGTTCGCTACAGCGCCCTTGATTACAAAGACCATACGGATTCAACGTGAGACTCCAGGGACAGTAGCGGGCTACACAGCAAACATTGCAGATTTTGTGGACGGCTCTGTTCTTACCGCGGCTGCACTAGATCAAGGGCTTAAGGGTCTTCTCCATCTAGTGCAGGAAAGCAACGACACAGGTTCAGGAGCGCTTGGGAAGACTACGGATCAGTTGGGGTGGGACGCTAAGACCCTGCCTGTGAAGAACGCTGGTACTGCGCTTGACGCAGGGGATCTTGTCACAAAGGCGCAGTTGGACGCTGTGTCGCTCTTCGGTGCATCAACCATCCCACAAGCCTGGAGTTTTACGGGAACGGGCTCTCTGACCACATTTGCCCTTTCGCCTCTGCCAAGTAGCACCGCAGCAGAGATGTTCATTGTGGAGGTCGGCGGTGTAATCCAGCGTCCCTCTACAGACTACAGCCTGACTACAACGGACATCGTCTTTGCTTCAGCGCCTGGCAACGCTCTTGGGATTCAAGTGCGAAACTTTGGCGTTGCTCGTAACGCTCTTGACGTCATCTTAAACTCTTCAATCACAACCGGCTACCTTGCTGACGGTGCTGTGACTGAGTTGAAATTGGGCTCTGCTTCTGTATCCGCAGCAAAGATGGCTGCCAACGCAATTGCTACGGCAAGCATTCAAGATGATGCTGTGACTGCTGCAAAGATGGCGGATAACTCAGTTGCAGTTGAGCACATTCAAACCAACGCTGTCGGCGCCCTTGAACTTCAGACTGACAGCGTCATTACTGCCAAGATTCAGAACCTTGCGGTGACTAGCGACAAACTTGCTTCAGGAGCAGTCAACAACGCTGCCCTTGGATCTCTGTCAGTCACAATGGACAAGATGAAGACTTCTGCGGCCGGCTTTACGTCTGCTGGCACAGAGCGTCTCTTGCACGTCTCTACGGCTGGAACCTTGTCCTTGAAGGATCTTGCCAACATCGGCTTCGGCGGAGCCATCGCAGCCAACCTTGACTTTGCAAACACGTTCAAGAACATCAATCTCCCCATTGGAACTGCTTCAGGGCAAGCCATCACATGGCAGCAGGTTGAAGAACCTGATAACTCAAACGTCTACAAGATCCTGACCTCCAACTCTCTTGACAAGTGGATTGTCTTTGGAGACTGCAATGAAGCTGTGACTTCGATCAACCTGTCTACAGCCGGACAGTTTGTAAAGTTGGGCACTGCTCTTGTCTCTGCTGCTGGCACCTGGAAAGGAATCGTCATCCAGCCCATCAATCCAGGGTCGGTCAATCAAACCGTCGTGTCCTTTGAAACCCTAACCCCAAGCACGGGGTTTACGCCAAACGTCAATCTTGTGTCCAACGCAGTCTTTGCCTTTATAAGGATCTCCTAAAATGCCCCTGAATCTTCTAGAAGCGGCCATGACGTCTGGAGTCCTTAAGACGGCAAACAACCTGTCTGAGGTAAACGATCAGCAAGAACAGGCTGCCCCCATTGGGGCAATCGTAGTCTTTACTGGAAGTACGCTTCCTAAGGGCTGGCTGCTCTGTGACGGCTCGGCCTACAACTCCCTTACTTACGCAGAACTAAACGCAGTCATTGGTTCAGTCTTTGGAGCGGGCCCTCTCCTTCCTTCCATTGCAAACCTTGGGGCTAACAGCCGACAGCGTTACATCATCAAAGCCAAGAGGTTCGTACCATGAATGATGACGGCGCTTTGCTTCTGGCTATTGGACGTTTAGAGGGAAAGGTTGATACCTTGATCCAACTACAGCGGATCCATGAGGAGAGACTAAATTCCCATGACGAGCGTTTGCGACTCCTTGAGCACTCTAAGTCTTCAATCTACGGTGCTGCATCAGTTGTTGCCATAGTGTCCTCTTTTCTTGTTACAGCCATCTTCAAATTCATCCCACAAGGAGTCTGACATGATTGTCATTAAACTTTACGAAGGTACGGGTACGGGTCTTAAGTCAGTCGTTGACGTGGACAGTCAGAACAAAACTCTTCGCAACCAAAACAACATCGGAGTGTTCCAAGTTGTGACTGCGGGAAACACGGTGGACATCCTAGGTTCTTGCGACGGCACTAACTTCATGACCATTGCTACAGCGGCTACGAGCACCGTAGGAAAGACCATTAGCCTGATGCCCTTCATGCGAGTGAACGTTACGGTTGCTACGGGTACGGCAATCTGCTACCTGACCTACTAAAGGAGACCCATGCATTCAATGTCTACAGCGTGCGTCTTCTTGCAGTCTGCTGCTGACGGACTTCTATTCAACCTGAGTAATGATCCTACTCCGCTTGCGGGAGACTACTCTTTAGGCACTCCTACGGCTTCTGCTTGGGGATCAGCCGTAGTTAGCGCTAATACTGGTGCGTTCAGCCCAAATATTGCCATAGCACAGAACGGGATTACATCTCAAGTCTGTTTAAGATTTAACAGCACTATGGCGTGTACCTTTTACTACAAGGTCTTAACTAGTGCTGGAGCCTCTTCCATCTTGGCTACAGACAGCGGCATAGGTTGGACTGTGTTAAACAAGACCAACGGAGAAATCTCCTTTTACCTTGGACAAGCAGTCCACATCGGGGTTCTTGGAACTGTAGTTGAATCAGGACTCTTGAACTGCATCAACGTGTCTGACAATAATACTGCTGTGGGGCCTGTGACAATCAACGTTACTTCTGCAGCCGCTCCTCCTCCTTCGGGAGATTTGACTCCTGACCCCGTAAACTGGGCTTTTTACTACAACGGAACAACTCCTACGCCTACAGCAATGTTGCAGATTACGGGCATCACCGCTCCAATCACCTTACGAGTGACGTACACGGGAGGCGCTAGTATTGCCGATCATAGATACAGCGTTCAATCAACGGCGGTATTCGGAACTGGAACAGGCATAGCAAGCAACGGAACCTTCACCGTTTCAAACGGGCAGTATGTCGGGTTTAGCAGCGCAAGTCTTTCTGGGATTGCCCCAACTTATTGGACAGTCACAAATGACAGTGATGGCGGAGCCTTGGTAGACACATTTCAAACAACAGCATCCGGGCCCGGCAGCGGCGGTGCAACAGAGCCTTAACAACATGGATGAACTTCTCAAACAACTTCACAATGCTTTAGGAAAAGAACTGCTGGCTCGTATTGAGTCCGGCGAATGTGCGCCTGGTGATCTCAACGTAGCCCGTCAGTTCCTCAAAGACAACGGGATTGACGGGACTGTAAAGAGCAGCCAGCCCTTATTAAACCTTGCAAAGATCATGCCGTTCGATGCCGATCTTGAGGAAGAAGCCGCTTAATGCCCCCTAAAAAAGATCTTGCGCAAGAGAAGCTCAAAGACTTTCGGAACTTCGTGTGTCTTGCTTGGGATCACTTAGGGTTACCTGAACCCACCCCCGTACAACTGGACATAGCACAATGGCTACAGAAAGGCCCCCGCAGACGAGTGATCCAAGCGTTCCGTGGCGTTGGGAAAAGTTGGCTGACAAGCGCCTATGTGGTCTGGAGACTCCTTCACAATCCGTCCCTCAATGTGTTGGTGGTGTCTGCGTCGAAGCAAAGGTCGGACGACTTCTCCACCTTCACGCTGCGGCTGATCAACGAGATCCCCTATTGCCAGCATCTCCTGCCGAAGGAGGGTCAACGGAGTTCAAAGATTGCCTTCGATGTGGGGCCGGCTCCAGCCTCCCAAGCCCCCAGCGTAGTCTCAAAGGGGATCACAAGTCAGATCACGGGGTCGCGGGGAGATCTGATCATTGCCGACGATGTGGAGAGTCTCAACAACAGTGCTACTGCAACGATGCGAGACAAGCTTCTTTTTTCGACCGCTGAGTTTGAGGCTGTCCTTAAGCCTGGAGGAGAGATCATTTATCTAGGGACTCCGCAGACCGAGCAGAGCATTTATCACGGGCTGTCTGAGAAGGGGTACACCACACGAGTCTGGCCTGCTAAGTACCCCGAGGAGCGCCTTAAGACCGCCTTTGGAGACAAGTTGGCGCCCTTTTTAGCGAAGGGGATCATTGGTACGCCTACGGATCCTAAGCGGTTTACCGAGTTGGATTTGATGGAACGTGAGGCGTCTTACGGCAGGACGGGCTTTGCGTTGCAGTTCATGCTGGACTCCACCCTGTCGGATCAGGATCGCTACCCCCTGAAGATCAACGACTTGATGGTCTTTGGATTAAACCCTGAGAATGCTCCTGAGAAGCCCATTTGGGCTATGAACCCAAGCAACGTCATAAAGGATCTTCCGTGCGTAGGGTTCAACGGAGATCGGTTCTACGCCCCTATGGAGATTCAAGGGCGCTGGATTCCCTATGAGGGTGGAATCATGGCAATCGATCCTTCGGGTCGCGGCGGCGATGAGACGGCTTACTGTGTGGTGAAGATGCTCAACGGGTATCTGTATGTCACGGCTTGCGGAGGCATCCCTGGCGGCTACAGCGCAGACGTGATGACTCAGTTGGTCAGCATAGCCAAGACACAAGCGGTCAACTTGATCCTCATTGAGTCCAACTTTGGTGACGGTATGTTCTCTGAACTCTTAAAGCCCTACCTGTTCAAGAAGTACCCCTGTACGCTGGAAGAGGTGAGACACAACATTCAGAAGGAACGCCGGATCATTGACACCCTAGAGCCAGTCTTGTGTCAGCACCGGCTAGTGATTGATTCCAGCGTTATCCGCAATGACTTTGAATCTACCAAGGCTTATGCGGGAGAGCGGGCGCTACAATTCTCCCTTATCTGGCAGTTGAGCAGAATCAACCGAGCCAAGGGTAGCCTCCATCACGATGATCGTCTTGACGTCCTTTCGATGGCTGTCTCCTTCTGGGTGGATAAGATGGGTCAAGACGCTGACCGTAAGATGTCCCACCACAGAGAAGAGATGTTTGAAAAAGAGTTGGAGCGTTTTATGGAACACGCCGTAGGTAGACCCCCGAGGAGCGACACATGGATGTAAAAGAACAACTAGAAGCCTTTACCGAGATTCAGATCTTGGCGGCAGCCGTTGTCTTGCTGTACGAGGATCACCTGAAAGAGGATGGTCACATTGTCACAGCCGTGAACTTAGCCCGAGGTGTACGACTGCTTAAGGAGGTGATCGACGAAGACGCTCTCCAGATGTGCTTAGACTTCAAAAACTCTGCTCCTAAACCTCCTAAAAGGATCCCCAATGCCCAAGCCTAGAGACTACAAAAAGGAATATCGGGACTACCATGGGAAACCCTCAAAGATCAAGGAGCGGGTCAGCAGAGACAAAGCTCGTCGGAAGATGACCAAGTTGGGACTCCGTCGAAAGGGTGACGGCATGGAGGTTGACCACAAGGACGGAAACCCTAAGAACAACTCAAGGTCAAACCTTCAGATCATGTCTCGTTCAGCCAACCGTAGAAAGGGTGGGTGACCTTTGTGGAACTTGCTTACGGTCATTACCGTGTACCTGTGGTTGTCTGCCTACTGCCTGAGAATGAGTTTGGAAGCTTCTCCTTCTACCCGAGTCCAGAAATAAAGCTCTCTCTAGGGCTGACTTCTGTAGTAGAGACATCTACCCTCTTACACGAAGTGATGGAGATGATCAATGAGATCCACAACTTGGGTCTTTCTGAAGGTCAGATCAGAACCCTAGAGTTCAGTTTGATGACCCTGTTCCTCCAGAACCCACAACTGCTCTGTAGGCTATTACAGCCCTTAGAGTCTGCTCCCCCTCCCGAACCCCTACCAAGATACTCCCTGCCCGTAGACAGCCTCCTAGGAGCCCCAGCATGATCCCTAAGTTTGAACCAAGAGAAGAACATCAGTTTCAAGCATGGTTTGACCTTGTGGCAGACACCTGGGCGCTTGACGGAGATCCAGACGAAAAGCAAGTCTTCTACGACTACAGAGCCGCCTACAGGGCTGGAGTGTCTCCCGAAGAAACTGAACAGGATCTAAGTCCCTTTAGAGTTCCTCAAGACGGACAAGTTCTTCAAAGAGAAGAAGCAGATATGGAAGAAGATGTCTCACCTGAAGTAGTACCTCAGGTAGCCCAAGGGATGCCCCAAGAGTCAGCAGGAGTACCTCAGGTAGACCAAGCGTTACCTCAGGCTACGCCGGAACCAGTGACTCTTGCGAATGTCGGAGATGTGCTGAAGGACGGCTAGGGGTTTTAGAAGAAAAATCCGAGGGGGTTTGATATATGATTACTGGCCCAGTTCCCCCCGTGGGGGGCCGCGGGCGGCGTGCGTGTGCCGTGGGCAGTCGAGCGGTGATCGGCGGACGGGATCGGGATCGCGTGAATCTCGCCCTACCCGTTTGCGTTTGCACTACGATAGGAAAGCGGTTGCCGTTTATTATCGGTCGCGATCCAGTGCGCCTTCTGTCCAATTGTTGGACACGGATAATTCGTGAAAGAATTCTTCGCCCTTCGCTTGACTTCGCGGATATCGGTGGTATCTTACATACATCGAAGCAAGCGAAGTTCGATCCGCCCCGTACGGACTACGGGAAAGTTTACGAAAGGTTTCCAATGTCTACGAAAGCATCTGCAAAGTCTGCAAAGTCTGCAAGTCTTCCTTCGGTTCTCACTCTTCCCGCGAAGTGTGTGGCAAGTTGGGGGCGTGTGGTGAAAGCATCGGCAAGCGCGAAGAAAGCGAATGAAGCCTTCGACTTCGCGTTGGCGAACTTTGCCGCCGATCTAGGCGAAGTCGAAGGCGGTTCGGCGCGTTGGATATCCGCATACGCTGCACAGAATGGGCTTGATGTTTCTAAGTCTCGCGTACAGAATGCGCTTACTGTTGTTGCACTTCGGGACGCGCATCCTGAGACTGCGGCACTCGGTTCGACGGTCTGTTTGCGAATTGCAGAAGCCGACCTCGATCCCGCCGATGTGGCGGAGTTTGTGGCGGAAGTCGTTGCGAGTGGTGGCAAGGTCTCAGATGTTCGCGCCGCAGTCGATGCGCGGGACGGGCGAAGCGTGAGCGAGAAGCAAGCCGATACCCTTGATGCTTTCATCATCCGTACAGCGTTGGGCATTGTCGGACTATGCAAAACTTCGAAGGCAGTTTCGGAGTGCATCGCGGCAATTGAAGAGGCAGTAGGCTTCGCGCAAGCGAAAGCGAAGTGAGTAGTCCGAACATCCTGCAGATCGATCCCGTCTCCCCTAGGGGGGGCGGGTTTTTTTTTACCCTTCGCGCTGGGCGCAGCTTCATCCGTCCAATAGTTGGACGAGCGCAGCGCGGGCGCGATAGGGTCTCACGATAGGTACGATAGTGACTAGTCCGCTACTAGTACGGCTTGGGGTCTTCCGTCCAATTGTTGGACGAATCGCTAGAACGCCCGTAGAGCCGTAGTTGGACT